TTATCCATAAAGTATTGAACAACGTCCACGGTTTTCATTGAATAAACCCTCTTTTACGGCCTTCCTCAACATCTAATTGTCCAGATTTGATAGCTTCTAATATGGCTTGTTGTTTTGCTTTAGGAACTGCACTACTAAAGTTTAATACCGTTCCGTTAACTGTTCTATTTTCCCTGTCCTGAGTATAAGGGTCTTTTGGAACTGGAGGTAACGCCTGCCGATAACCTTCTTTATACATGCCACCTATATCATTATTAACGCCAGCAATGTTTGCTCTTAGCGCGAGTAATTTCTCTTTTGCCGCCTCTGGAGTATCCGTCTCATTAGGCAGGAAGGGCCTTAAATATTTATCTTCTGATGGTGATACTGCTGCGCCCGATAAATCATGACGTTTGACACTGGCAATTTGTGAAACCGCCGACCTGTATTTTACGCCTTCAGGATCAAGCCTCTGATTAATGACATCCCCTCCAGAGAACTTTAGACCAAAAGACTCAGGTCTTTCATCAATTAACTTAAGCGCGTTATCTATCTGTTTTATAGTGGTTAAATTACCTGTATAAGCCATTCTATGTGTTGGATTAATATCTTTTATTAATGAATTTTGATACCGCTCCTCATCCAGTTTAGCTTTAGCCTCAGCACGTTTAGCGGCTTCATCTGCTCTTGAGTTAGCCTGTTTTGCCAGGTTTAATTGTGCTTGTTGCACAGGTGTCACTTCGTTTTTTAAAGCTAGAGCCCTGTTATCTAAAGCATCCCCATAATTACCACCCGTTGACATAGGCGCATAAGTTAGGACGCCATTTTCATCCCTAGTTGTGCCTGATGGAACTGGCCCTAAGCCTTCTTTTCTATGTACTTCAGCTTGTACCTTTGGATCTTCTAAATCTTTTTGAGTAGCTGTTGTTTTAAAGTTATCCGCCATAGAGGATGTGTAATTGCCATAAGCCGTTACGCCAGCCTTTACATTGTCAAGGTTGCCTGAGTCTATGAGTTTGCTTACACGATCTAAATACGCAGCCTGTGGGCTATTTCCAGGTAAAGCTTTCCTATGTTCATCTATAATGGGCTTAAGTGAGGCTCCTTGTTCTTTAGCCGCCTCATTATCCATGTGAGTCTGTAGTTTATTGCCCACATAAGCACTGGCAAGATTGCCTAAAAGACTTCCTAATACTCCACTCCCTTGGCGTTGCTGATTAGGTAAGTTAATCTCTGGTAAATTTATTTGTGGCAGTGCTACAGCGGCAGGAGATACGTCACCCGCATCAGCCCCTTGCCCCAAGAATGAAAGCATTGTACCTAAACCCGCTGTATTATCCTGTGCCATTACATTCCCCTTTTTATGTGTGAGATAAATCCGTTTATATCCATCGGTGAATCTTCAAATTGTCCTGGATCGGATTGATCGACATAACCTTTCATGCCTTGTGTTATGTCGATAGGTTGTGGGGTTGCTGCACCTAATCCTGACTTCTTGGATTTTGATAGCAAAGCACCTATTTCACCTAGCGGGCCAGATGAACCACCGCCTCCACCGCCGCCACCTCCACCTTGTCCTAAAGCACCTTTGATGCCTGACATAGCACCTTCAGATAGCCCCGCCTGATTGCCTAATGCTTTCATACCGGCAGCAGAATTACCGCCTGCATAGCCATTTATCATATCGCCTACAGTACCCATAAAGCCTGTTCCTGAGCCATTAACACCTGCCTCAATCGCACCAGGAATGCCACCCATAGCCTGACTTCCCGCTGTCAATGCACCAGATATCCCTGAGCCTGCTCCTGTTGTCGCGGCGGCTGGCGCTATGGTAGCGGCAATAGTTGGCGCTGCGGCTGCTGCTGGAGCCACTGAGGCTAATGCTGGCGTTAATGCGGATGTAGCTGCGGCTGTTCCAGCACCGCCTAATGTACCCAAACCACCTGCTGCTGCACCTGTACCTGCGGCCGCCCCACCAAGCCCAACAGAGCTTAATACACTACCTAAAGCTCCTCCTATTGCTGCGAATGTCATGTCACATTCTCCAAGTATTTAATATAATCATTAACGCTATTACAAACCAGATAATCTTCTACAGCATCAATATCCGTTTTAAACGTATGATGTACTGTTACATAAACAGAATCATCCTCCGCATAAACAGCTCTTTTAGTGCCAGCGTGACTTACAAATATATCGCCAGCACCTAAATATCTTCTTAACCCATGTTCATCTGTTATAACCATCTTCCCTTTAGCCATAATATTAATACATTCATGCTTATGGATACGTCCTGTAACAATGTGATTCTTTGGTATTACAATGGCTCTAACATATACACCATTGATAAAATAATGATCTACATGAAATTCAACAGGTTCTATATGTTCACGAATGGCCTTTTCAAGTTCAAGTAAATTGGTATATTGTGCAATTTCTTGACATCCTTTAGGCATTACAGAATACCACCGCCCTTGCTTCCACCTGAGTTCTGTCCATAACCCCAACCTGATGAAGTGCCCGAACCTTGATTCTGACTTGAACCGGAGTTAAGAACATTCGGCCCACCTATTGCATTTTGATAGGCTTGTAATCCTTGATAAGGTTGATTGGCGACATTGAACTGATTCATACCTAGCCCCTGGATACCTGCGGTATTACCAATACCTTGTTGCATGGCATTATTTTGATTGCCTAGCATACCGCTCATTAGGTTCTGTCTACCCAACGTATTGGCATCAGCTTGTTGTGCAATACCTAGTCTATTCTGTAATGTCTTATCGTAGGTATCGTAACCCATTTGATTTTCAGCGGAAGTCAATTGCTGATTACCTAATGTTTTCATTAATGCGTCTTGTGTTCCCTGTCTACTACCGCCAGACATACCCGCTGCTGCCGCTTGAGCAGCATTAGTGCCAGAATTAAGTGCTTGTGCATTAGCTTGATTCTGTTCCATAGATGCTTTTAATGGGCCTAGATAACTATTGCCTTGTCCCATCATTTGATTATAAACTTGTTGTGTATTTGAAGGACTATTCTGCGACTGCTTTAAAGAATCCATTAACTGATTCCCTATCCCTAATCCACCATAAGCGCCCCCCTGCTGCATACCTGCATTGGCATTGGCTGCGCCTTGAGCTTGTTGGTTAGAAAAGTTCATAGCACCAGGTATCATTCCCTGCTGCATACCCGACTGTTGACCAAACAAATTTCCTGCTTGATTATATAATTGCTCAAGCCAGGGTTGATTAGATACATTTTGCCCAAATGAACTACCACCAGACTTCTGATTAGCAGAGTTCATGCCTGACATTTGCATGCCGCTGTTTTGACTGGAACTACCACTCATAATTGCTCTCCTATTGGCATAGTGATAACTTCATAGTTAGCGCGCCAGCCGTAATGTTTTAACGCACGTGACCAACCGCCTCTAACCGCTAGTCCACGCAATTCTGTACAGTTATATTCTTTTGCAATATCTACTAACATTTCTAACCAAGACGGGCCCCAAGTAAACAAATCATCACCTTCAAATATAGGTATCATTAAGGCTCGTTTACCACTATCAAAAGTAACCACTTCCGCTGTATTGACTGCTTTTATTTGTTCATCTTCATAAACTACCATCATCATTCCGTTGTTTGATAATATCCTTTGCTTAATAGACTCAGCCGAAAACTCATTATTGCTCACTCTAACCACACGTTCTATATGTATCAATAACTCATCCCATTTCTTAATCATGGTGTAAGGATGTAATATCTCAAATCGATACTTACTCATGTAGCCGCCTGATAAGTAATCGAGCCAAGAATAATATTATTAGTGGCTATAATCGTGGCGTTACTGTAATCAAGAATATTACAATAGGTACTAAAAGCAGTAAGTTGGCACATAACACCTGTGACAGCGTTTTCTCTTCCAGAACCTATTGACGTTGAAACACAAGTGAAAGGTAAGGTTACTTTTAATCCCGCTGTACCTGTGCCCTTATTGGTAATAGTCACACTAAAATGAAACGAAACCAGATTGCCTATTTTTGTATAAGTACCCACAGCTGTATAAGAGGTTATCGTCCCACTACTTGCCGTTACGACCGGATTAAAAGTACCTTCTTCATAATCATCTAAGGTGTTGGCATTAGCTGAGGATACTTGTGTAGCGGGAAAGGTAAAACTATTACCGATTACATTACCCGTTAAGTTGCCTATAAAAGCTCCTGTAAAGCCATTCTTGTTCCACAGACGAACCGTATCTTTTAATGAATTAACAGATAAAATCAGGCTGTTGAAGTATCTAGTTAGATATTCTGACAATTTTTCCGGTGTCCCTTCGGGCGGTTGTTCCATTAGGATTCCCTAGAACTCAATGAAGGTCTGTGTTTTGAACAAGTTGTTCTATACCCACTTTCTGTAGGTGTTCCACAGATTACAGGTTTCCAACAATTTTTATAATCACAAGCATATAATATTGTATTAACGCTTTTACATTTAGGACAACCTTGGCAAGTATCATTTATATCAAAGGGATTAGGCGCGCTTAACACCTCTATGAAGTAACCCTTCCATTCACATTCAGTACAATATACTTTTTCTGTTGCCATCACCTTACTCCATTATTGACGTACTCAACATCCATGCCAAAAAACGTAAGATCAACGTTATCGGTATACTCTAGTCGCCAACCGTGTAGCTTACCTGTAGTGCGTATGTCTACCTTTCTATCCGCATTAGGCGTAAAAGCTACTGGATTACTCCAGTTAACCGCTTGCCCTACCGCTTCCTGAGAACCTAGTTGAATTGAAACCGGAGAAGAGCCTTGCATGTGTGGATAAGCTCTTACGATGCTTTCAACAGAGCGTTGATCACTAAACACAGCTCCCGTTCTTTCGAGTAACAGTTTATCGCCAGATGTACCATCGTTATTCGACATATCGTATATGCCACCCGCATCGGGTTCTATGCCTAAAATTTGATATGAGAATGGACTTGAATCATCTGTATTCCAATTACCCTTTTTAGTTGCCCAAGTTACTGATGACTCAATACCTGTGCCAAAGAATCCAGGCATTGTAGCCCAGGTATAGGGAGATGAATCCCAGGTTGTATAAGGGTCAATTAACCCGCTCCAAGACGTTGAACCTATTGATGAGGGGCCATAGGTCATTGCGGTAATGGGCCGATCTATATAACGCATAGACAGGGTGTCATCGACTACATTATAGATAATTGCGAAGTTTGGATAAGCGCTGGCATCAACAGGAATACAGAACCATACTTCTTTATTTCTTTCATCGCATACGCAATAGCTTCTTTTGAAGTAAGTACCATTAGCCAAGCCTTTTAAGCGTGTTCTTATTTTCTTATCAACGACACTTCGTATGGCGTTACCATCATTAAGCATAATATCCCCACGTGATAGGAATATATGCACACCGTTCATACTGGCAATACAATTAGTGGTTAATAAGCCTACTGTGTTGGAAAGTGATCTAGCTTGCCATATATAACTGTCACCTGAAGGCTCAAGGATAGTGATACCATCAGTTGTATAGATACAGAAGGCATTTTTCAAAGATAAGCCATCGACTATAGGCCCATTATCACCTAACACAGACGCTTGTCCCGCTATTCCTGCTAAGTCAGTAGGTTCCCAAGTATAAGGGATGCCGTTATTATCAGCAGCGGTAGACCAACGATAATTATTAGGATAATAAGTACCACCTTCATACATTCCGAGAGCAAATAAGAAATTTTTATGTGATCGTATAACATCGCATCGGAAACCTTTAGTTGTCCAAGTGTGGGTAGTATCGTAAGGCAGGTCTTTTAATACCTGACTGGTGACTTGCGGTGACCAATATTGCGGATAACCCTGTGGATTATTAATCACCGGTATTAGGCCCATATTGCAATACGTCCAGAAATACTCATCCCCGGAGGACATTAATGAATATGGCCCATAGCCAATAGGTGTCCACGCTGAACCATCAAATATATAGACCGCCTGTCTACCCATACAGAGATAATACTTATTAGGCGATGAGGCTACAAACATGAATTGTGCGAGCTGATGGGTGGCTATATCAGATGTAATAAAGGTGGAACCATAAAACGACAAAACTTTACCATTGCGCAATAGAAAATTCTTACCACTTGTTAAAGTATTTAAGTCCAGGTCGCAGGGTTCAAGGTCATAGTTAACCCCATAGTTCCCTGTTAATTTTATGGTTAGTAGCTGTTGCATGATCTTACGACTTCATTATATAGGCCAACACATAATACGGAGGCATGTTTCTACCTGTTACCGCAACCGCGCCAGCAGGAGCCGCGTTAGTTGTAGCCACAGTCATTGAGCCAGTGACATCATGAACATGGGCACCGCCAGCACCAACATTATGGTAATGGCCGGCACTCATAGTTCCGGTATTCGCAGTAACAGCACTGAAATTGGTACCTCCTGCCAAGCCTGTTCCTGGGACTATCTGAGTATATTGATGAGTATGATCTGCACTTTGCGGATCAGTACTGTGCGTATGTGTTGCAGAAGCTGTGGATAGACCCGCTATGTTAGGCGTAGATGTAGCAACGTGGGTATGTGTCAAAATCTGACCATCAGCATAACCACCACCAGCACTTATAGTTGGGTAGTTTACTGAATCATAGCATAGTACAAATTTACCTGTTAAATCTGGAGTTCCGTTAGTGCCATCACATAAATACCAACCGGCGGGGATAGTGGCGATAGTACCATGCCACATGCAAATCACCCCTCCTGGAACTCTAGTAGAAATTAATGCGGTTATCGCCGCGAGTTGTGTTTGTATGGGAGAGGTTACTCCATGCACACAATTTAATTCCACTTCAGTAGCGGTTATTTGAGAGGCAAAGCCAACACCTCCTGCACCTGGAAAGATAGTCTTTAATACAGTCTTTAATAAGCGTAGATGGTCATCCCCCTGGCTAAACGGGTCTCCCGCTGTAGGGTTAGCGGTCACTAAGCCCGCAATAGTAGTGGTTGATTCCAAAGACATCGTTTTATCCTATTCGAGTTTGCAAAGGCGTTCCCGAATAGACAAGAATATTATCTGCATCCATCAGTTCGCCAATCACTTGTCTGAACCTACCATCCCATAGGGCTGTGGCTTCAGGGTCTTTAACAAAAGCATTAATCTCAACGAGTATGCCATTGATGTATAAATCTGGGTGGTTTGAAGATATCCAGTTTGATATTGTAGAGCTGCTAAGTGGAATAATATTCCCATAATAGACAATCTCAAGAAAATGAACGCCATCGACAACCACAGGTTGAATAATTAATTGATTATTCAATATTTGATAAAAATGCTTAAGGCTATTAATAACATTGGTTGTACTCGTCGCCGTATTCATTTGCTCTGGATTGATTAAACTTAACGTTTCCCTGTCAGTTATATCCAAAGTATTAACAATCGCTATATCACGTATAGCGGAAAAATCTGTTGGTAAAGTGTATCTACCATTGGTTGGATTAGGCTCAGGAAATACATACCTTATGCTCATGTCCTCAATAACCAACAGTCTGTTTATACGGGATTCAACCATACGCATAAACAAATCGACTCTAGAAACAACAGCGTCGTCTGTCCTATCCGCATAAGCCAGTGATGTATCAAAAATCTCTTCATAAGTCATGCTAGTTTCCCTCCCTTTTCCAGATAAGCCATAAGCAAATCATTTTTCTTATTCTCATGTTGTCCATAGCCTGAGTTAGGTAAACTTGCCCATCGTGATCGACACTTATTAATAGCAATGGCTATATTTCCCAAATCAATATCCACAGTAGCATCACACTCTTTAATCAATTGCATAGCAATCTTATCCTGACTATTGTGCCCAAAATCAGACAGCCCTAACATGTGCTTATAGGCATCGTAAAATCTTTCGAGTATCTGATAACGTCCAGCAGCAGTTGACCACACGTTAAGACGTTTACAATAAATATGTCGTCTTGGATGATCAGCATAACTATGAAACAGAGCGCCTCCAACCAGTACATTGTAACCATTGTCAGAGTCCTGTATGGTTGAAGTACCTTCACTATAAGCAATCATGGACAGGAATGCTTCCATATTCTTAGTCATGCTGATTCCAATGCTTACTCTACAGGTACAGGAACAGGATCAGCTACAATGTCGTCCAATGCCTGAGCCGCTGTTTGAACTTCAGCAATGGATTGATTTACCTCTTCAGGCAAATCGGCATTGCCAGCAGCAGCGATAAGCTCATCAATCTTGGCATTGAGTTCCGCAACTTTACCAACGATTTCAGCTTCCGCTTTGTTCAATTGACCCTTGATTGACTGGTTTGCAGTCAGTAATTCTGATATTTTCATAAGTATAAAATCCTCAAAGTTTCTGTGACGAAAGGTATGGGCGTCGTCACTATCGCCCTTTCTTCTTCCTGGGATTAGATTCATTTAGAAACCTCATTCAAATTCTTAGGGACATCAGGTTTCAATACTGCCATGCCCCCAGATACAGCACTTCCAATAGACAGCACAGGCGTTGGGTCTATTCCGAATAACGACATTACAATGCTAATAGCGCCTGTTAATACCCACACAATGCCCCTTTGTGTAGATGTTTCATTCATATTAATCTTCATTTTCTACCACCTTCTAAGCGTTTAATTCGAGTATCGAAGTCTTCGTTATATTCATTCTGCCTTAAGGTTTTACCCGCGTCCTCGGCATGGTGCGCTAAAACCGAATCCCGTATTGCCGTAAACTCATTGTATCCATAGACTCCAAGACCTACTATGCCAGAGCTTAGCAAGGTGACTATCATCGTAAACCAGTGCCAGCTATTCAGCGTTTTAATAACTAGCGATTCATGCGCGTCTAGTTTTGATCGTATACCAGTCTGTACGTCTTTTTGTTCCTGTGAATAATCATCAAAACGTCTGATAATGGCTGATACCCGTTCAGTTAGTGTGTAAACCAGCGATAAGGCAATGCGATCATCCTGACGACGTTGGTGATTTAATAACTCAGCATCTTCCATAATTCATTTAACCGATCCTCGTTGTAGTATTTGTTCTATAGCGTCTAATCGCCTATTAATAACCGCAATATTATCTGCATTGATACTGGGCTGCTTACTATCAGGATTGTCAAATAACATCAATACTCCCGCTATCATTAACGCTGTCAACACAGATGCCGCCATCGCCCATAATGGGGTAGATATCAGTCCTTTGCCACTACCCACACCTTCCCATCTATTCATCCTGTCCGATACATCGGTAATCTTATCGGAGAGAGTCTTCTCTACTGATATTAGCACCGTCCGTTGTTGTTCAAGCTGAGTTATTGTATGTTGCTCAGACTTGCCAATAGCTAGCGATAATGACGTAATATGATCGCTTGATGCCTCTTTCTGTGCTGCTAGTGCTGCAGCAAGTGCTACCTTGCCTGACTCAGTAGACTGATTAACCCGTATATCCCGCTCTAAGAATCGTTTTTCAACCCCATCAAACTGTATACCAATGCCTTCTATTTTCTCGTCCGTTAACTCTTTAAGTTGTATCAGTCGTCTATCCAGTTCTGTAGGAAACCTAACTAGGTCAGCTTTAAATACATCAACCGCTCTGTCCATCGCATCAAGTCTTGTACTTATTTGTTTTTCAAGATGCCCAATCTCCCTTAATAACGCGTCTGTGGTTAAGGTTGTGGGGTCAGGTTTTCTATTATCTTCCACACCTTGCAATCACTCTATCATAAGCTTGTCGGGCGTTAGGGCCACGATAAGCAGTATTGCTATACTGTCCTGACGATTCACCCGTATCGTAGGTATCCTTTAGTGGGACGTTAGGACACCCGTTAGCCGATGAACAATTAACCATCGCATTGCGATCAGCCTGTCGATTTAAATTGTACTGAACGTTAGCCATAGCATTTCCCGCCGCTTCATAAGCTTGTTGCTCACAAGTGGGTTTTGCTGCACAAGCCGTTAATAACAATAAACTAATAAAGCCAATTCGCATCACTGTTTCCTATAACCAAGTAAGATGATTTTATAGACGCCTGAGACATCATTTCTTTAAATTTATCAGCATTTTCTAAATCTATATGTGAAGCCTTGCCAAAGTATTGCCCAGGATGATTATGTGCCAGTACAACATGATTGCATTTTTTAATCGTGCAATTAACGACGATCTGAAGGCCATTTGTAGCAACCTTATTTACACCGCCTTGCACGACTTCATCCAATAAATATTTGTCGTCCTGATAGTAAATAATACGCGCTTGCTCATTAGCTTGGCCTTTATACTTTGTTAGCAAGTACCTGTTAATGGAATCCTGATTAAACAGAGTTGGCGGTTGATTTAACTCAACATAATGCTCGTAGTGTGCTGCACAGCCTGTGAGTAATATCAGTAGTGCTAGCATTTTCATAATCAAAATATCCCAAAAAAGCCTAAGTCATTTGATAATGCAGATAAATAAGCAGCTATTTTTGGTTGTTCGTAAACCTGCCAGGGATTTTGATAGAAGCTTAATACTTCTGGAGCTGATAATGCGCGGTAGTGAATACTGACATTAGCTATAGAACCAGGAAAGCTTATTCCAGGGTAGGGCGGCGTTGTCCCTGATGCATTGCCAAAAGCACCAATTAATAATTTATAAGCGGTAATTAAATTTTCAGTGTTGAACAAACCAACAGAGGTTACCGTTTGAGCCTGTAGCGTACCATCAACATAACAATTTAAAGTCGCATCAGAAGTACGCCGATCTAATACCCCTACTAATTGATGCCATTTGCCATCATTGAATGATGTTGTTGACTTAGCAATAACCCAATTAACGTTTGTTCCAGATGCCTGAAAATTGGCTTTTCCTGCGACTATAGAGATACTGTATCTTCCTGATGCAAAACCAGTACAGCCTCTGGAAAAGATTATAGCTTCCGCTGCTGCTGTGGTTGTTTTGAACCATACACCAAAAGTACAATTATTAACCCCCATACTTAATACATTGCCACAATCTATATATTGGCTAGTTCCATTAAACAATAACGCTTTTCCAAACAGATAAGGGCTACTACCTGGAGAAGCTACCAGCGTTCCATTAGCTTTGGAATCTGTTAAATCATAAGCAGTATCACCACTACCCTCAGACAATGGCCAATAACCCACTAACCCCTTGGCAAGTGTATTCGACCTATCCAGTTTTGCCGGATAATTAGGTCTAACTAACTGTTTTGAATTTAGGCTAATCATAACTTACGCCAGACTTGCAAACACCGATACAAACGCCTCTACAACGACTGCTTGAGCCGTATTGCCGGTAAATTCTATCTCAAGGTGCATCACTTCAGGGCCAAAGGTATAACTCCACTCGCCAATGGTGCTTGCTACGACCCCGTTACCTACTTGATAAATGGTCTTCCAGTCTGTACCTGCACTACCCGCTGTTGGGGTTGCACCCGTATTGTGTGCCACTAATAGATTAGCCACAGCCTGAACCGTTGGGCCTGTGCCACCATTCGTCATTTTGTAAGTAACAATACCACCAAGTGCTGTACGTAAATCCACAGTTCCGCGTGTTGTTGCGCCTGCTGCATTAGACGTTGCTGCGGCAACCAATGTTGTCACTGTTTTTGTTGCTGTTGCCATCTTAGAACCCCTTTGAAATTGCTAATACATCGTATTTTGAGGTGACGCCAGTATAAATAAAACCTACTCTATCTAATTTACTAGCTGTCGTTGTTGCGGTAAATGAAGGGATACTGGTTCCATAACGGGTTTCTCCCGTAAAGGCCACCGTGCGGCTTCCTGTACCATCTTGCAATAGCTCTAAGACACACTTCTGTCCATCTACCGCACCAGAATTTGTAATAGTGATATTACCCGTTAGCGTCACTCGAATCACATCGGCAACCGCCCAATTAAGCGTTAAACTTGCTGAATAAGTTGGCGTTGTTACGCGTGATACTGTCCTTGGTAAACTGGATACCGCTACTTTAGCTGTCACACCAGATTGAACTAATGGGATAAGCTCTGTGCCCCCTAGCGTTGATGCATCAGGTAAATCGGAAATTTTTATGTCTGTCACAATAACACCTATCCCTTAATAACTTATATTTAAGTTGTTTTCTGTAATTAAACTATTTGAATTTTCAAGAACCAGATGACTCACACTAGCCACAAGCAAGTTGACAATATCCGTACTGGATAACTCGATAGGATAATAAGTAAGTCTACTAATATTAACTAAGCCACTTTGCAGTAAGTTAATCATTGTTGGAACACTGATTCCTGTGTATTCGGTAGGCGTTGAGCCGCCAGCCCATGTGTATAAATACGTGCTACCATCTTTTACCAAATTGTTATAAACAACAACATAAGTCCCAGAGGTTGGAAACGTAATATTAAACGTACCAAAGGCGCTAGGCGTTCTGAAGGCTGTACCCGATGCTCTAACAACAAAAGTGCCTTGCTCACTGTTATACCAATTTAAGCCAGCTCCGGTGAAACTGGCTACATCCGCTGGACGGGTTACGGCTACCGTAGTTGTTGGAATGTAAGATGACTCTTTAGAACCGAGTCCAAGTTGGAAATTAGTAACTACAGCTGAGCCCTGTGCAGTAGTGCTAACAGACCCTGTGGATTGTGTTGGATTGGTTGTACCTGCGGGCATGAAGCGCACAATATGTGCGCCAGTTGCTGCTGTCGTAAAGGTCAATACTACACGCCAGAACGTGTTAGTTGCCGGTACACACGTAGCTGAAGAGGCTAGGATGGAGGCTCCGGTTATTGCTGTCCACGCTGTTGCGATACCATTAGTTGTATCAATAGTTACTAGAGCATAATTAGTACCTAGATAGACATAAAAAACAGGATAACTAGACTGTGCGCCTACTGTTTTCTTTACACGTAGCGTTGCTACATAGGTAGTAGCAGAAGTTAAAGATGGGCCAGTTTGGAATATATCTACTGCTGAATTACTAGCATCTGTAACTGTCCATGCTGATGTTGCTCCATCAAGACCGATAACATTTTGTGTTATTGCTGGCCCACCCGCTGAACCCCACGGTGCGGTTGTAAGCGAATTAGACTGCAGTAATAAATTAGTCCGAGACTCTTCAGCAAGTAGTGTAATAGGCAAAGTAATTGCCGAACCATCGTTTAATACTGAACTCCACACACCTTCACTAATTCTACGTGCATTCTGAAAGCGCGCTTCATTAGCCGCACAGGTTATCAATATTGGCGAGTTACCGGCTACCGCTGTAGGTGCATAAGCTAAGACTGTTGAGGCATGGTTACGCGCCCATGTCATACGAGAATCTAGCTGTGGTGTTGTCGCGTACTGTTCATCGAGGGGAAGGGCAGCTGGTAAATTCTTTCTTAGCCCTACAGTCTGTAAAACATGAGGCCAAACGCTACTAGGGTTACCATTAATAAAGACATTAACGTTTCTTCTGAAATTTAAGTTAATTATCTTAGCCATAGTCTTATGCTATTGTGTAAGCTACCGCCGAACCACTGACTGCCAAAGCCGCTGCTAACGGAAGTTGTACAGTGACTACGCCAGATGTGCCAGTAACCACACCTTTAATTAAGTGCGCTGTGATTAACGCCGCTTCAGCATTCGCGGAAGTCATACCTGTTAAGTCTGGTACGGTTACTTTTGCAGTAAAGGTTACGACGTCATTGGGTTGTGTCTTTGCAGCAGCTGTGGGTAATTGTGAGGTAACCACACCATACGCTCCAGTAATCGCCCCTATTGCTAAATTTGCGTTCAATATAGCCGCACTTGCTACCGCTATGGTCATTCCCGCTAAATCAGGCATAGTGATGGGTATCGCCATCGCACAGTTATCCCATGTCCCTTCTGGCGTAGTCGTCGCATAGCCTGCTTCATAGGCTGCGTAGAGTTCATCGCCTGAGACATGCGGGTTAGTATTTGCTCCATTAATTAATCCATGCCTACCTGCACAGAAGGCTTTTCCAAGCTTTCCATCAGCCGTTTTAAGTGTTGTTTCATCTTGTGCGGCTGCGTATCTTATCTGACCAGTCATTTCACTTCCCCTGAACCAGACAAGCTTTGCCTTCTGGCGTTAATAAATAATTTGCCATTGCTGAGGCGGCTATATCTGGGCTTTGACTATTTAAAGCATAACCCTCCCGAATAGCCTTCTCAAACATGTTCATAGGTATCGATGCAACCATACGGCCCCAGGGATGCCCATCTTGTTCACCTAAATCATACAATACCCCAGGATTCTTTCTTAGCTCGGCATTGCGAGCTAAGATCAAATCTTCTGATGGCTGCGTTTGCTTATGGGCTATCTCGTCAATGTGCGTTAAGAACTCTGACTTGATAACCCCGTCAAATGTTGGATCAAACTGAGTCATCTAGTCCATCCATACGGTTATTACAGTTAACACTACGGTTATTACTGCTAATGCAACCATTATTTGTGCAGTAATATCCACAATTACATTCGATTGGTAAACTTAAGAGCGACATTTGTACCTAAATCCACCACGACACCAGCAGCTGGTGACTGTGCTGAACATGTCAGGGATGAGGCGATACCGCTATCTATAGCCCCGCCTTCCGATCGGGAGGCTTTCATACCTGATGAACCTAAGCCTGCGGTCTTTAATGCAGTTTCTATTGCGGCTACTGCGATGCCGGTACACGTTGGTGTTGCTACTGTCGTTGGCATTACAATCTCTCCAAATATTGATCAAGTAGATTACTTACTTCCGCCTCTGTTGCAAGACCTGTAGCGCCAGGCTGAATAATGCCCGCTTCAAGATTCAATGCAATGGTATGTATGTTCTTAACCTTAATAGTTGCAGCAGGTTCATTTGGCCCGATCGAATAACCACGCGCTCTGGCATCTCTTCTAGCCGTATCATCTGGCGTAGAGTGCAGCGGACGATTGGGCTGTTTAGGTTCAGCTACAAGCGTTTCTGGTGTAGGTGAAGGTTGAATTACATTGGGCGATACTTTGGCTTTAGGCGTAGTATGCGCTGGCGCTACTTTAGCACTAGTATTGGTTACTGGTGTGGTAGGCGTTACATGTGGTACGTGCTTTGGTGTTTCAGTTGTCATTTTATTCTCCAAGAATTAAAACCTACCTAATTTGGGAAGGTGAATAACCAATTAGGCAGGAAAACTAGCAGGTATTATTCTGATCGTTTATTTAAAGTGTTACAGCAGTTGCTGGATTAATGTCACCAATGATCGCCATCGATTTTTCAGTCAAGACTTTCAACGTCCAATCAACTGACATTTGTTTATTTTCAGCAAGGCCAGTCTTAGCCAAGTCTTCCGTCCGATAGCCCTTAAGATATGAAAGGGATAAATAGGAAGGATCAAGTATAAACACATCAGCAACCTGGGTTGATCCAGAGTCAGTGTGTTTTTGTTGCAGTCGATTGGGCACCATTTTAAGAGTCCCGAAATCTGTAACAAATACGTTTACAGAACCCAATGCAGTAGCTTGTTCTGTACTCTTGCCTTGATCGCTCATCAAGGTAGCCACACGTGCTGAGCTAGTAAATAAGTATTCACTGAATTTACGAATAACCCCAGGAATAGACATCATCACAGTAGGATCGCCACCATCTGTATAAACAGCTTGTACAGCATCACGCACCAATGTTTCAGTTAAGCCTCTTGCCGCTGTAGGTATTCTGGCAACCGTTAAACCCGTCGAACCAGAGAACCCGCCAGCAGTACCACCATAATTCTTTGTATTATTAGTCGCTTTTTAATTACCGACTACTTAAACTCTCGCCTAAGAATAGACTATATCATCAACCAAAAACTTGTTACTTTTAGCCATATTTTCATAAGCAGGCAATATTTGTAAATTAGCCTCACAATGCAGACCAGTTACAAACTTACCTTTTAAAGGGACTATATGGTCAACATGGAACGCTATTCCTGTTAACTCAGTAAGTCTAATTGCTTCCTTATATATAGCTTTAATTTTATCTTTGTTCTTCCAAGAAACACTAGCCCTTAACTTTGCAGCTCTTCTATTTGCGTGACAGACACGTTTAATAATTGCTGCTTTTTCTGGATTAGCCAATTGCCATTTTTTAGTTTTGGCAATACGTTTCTTTTGGTTCTTATAATAAGATGTTTTTTCATACTTAAAAACAAGTTCTGGATTAGCCTCTTTCCAAGCCTTATCTTTAACTTTGCATCTTTCTATATTAGCATCTCGCCATTTTCTAGCATTTTTAACGCATCTATCAAGATTATTTAATCTCCATTCCTTAGCCTGCTTAGACCTCTTGTCTTTATTTAAAAGATTATAGTACTTACCATAAGCTAATCTTTGCTCTCTATGAGCCTCATAACATTTTCTACTTATTCCTGATAATTTATCAGGATTAGCCAAACGGTATGATCTTTCTTTAGCTAAACATAACTCATAATTATTGCTTCTATATTCAAGAGCCTTTTCTGCTATTACAGCAGCATTAGCCTCATAATATTTTCTGCATTCTTTTGAGCGTTTTTCCTTTCCTTCTGGTGTTGATCTTTCTAATCTTGTTCTTACGTTTAAACAACTTTTACATTCTAACGATCTTGCTTTGAACTCGGATAAAACCTTTATTTCTAAACAAACTTTACATTTTTTGGTTGTCGGGCACTCGTGGGTTTTCATCGTCTTCACCTTTTTAATTACTGTTAGTACAAATATAGTGTACTTCCATAATTATGCAAATAAAGACTGTATAACCTAGTCGTTGAACCTTGAACTTATCACTAAGTCCCTTGGCTGCTGATTGTCATATAAGCTAGTGTTTTCAAGCATTCACACTTACAGTCACCTGTTATGTTGTAGCCACTAACCCTTAAAGATATCCCAGCAATTCACCCAATTTTTACTTGTAGCTTACGCTGCAAGGCCACAATTAAGTTTATGGCTAGATAACCAAGTAGGAAGACCACCGACTTTACCCGCTGTAGAGCCACCATCATCAGAGACAGAAGCCTGGTTTTGTAAACAAATGGCATCTACCATTATTTTTACGTCCCGTTTACAGGGCGGGAGAGTTCTTTATCTCTCCACCTTTAGTTACCTAAAGGATAGGACTATATCATCAACCAAGATGTTTATTACTTTTCCTGATATTGTCCAATTTAGTCAATATCTGCATGTTGCCATGCCAGTGTAAACCAGTTACCAACTCACCTTGTAAAGGTACAATATGATCCACCTCATGTTGTACACCTGTACTTAATGTCAATCGCCTTGCCTCTTTGCGTAGCTCAATTATTTTAGCTGCGTTATACCAAATGGGTTTAGCTCGTTTGGCTCTGGTTCTATATCTTTCAGTCTTTTCAGTGTAATAAGAAACATTTTCTTTAAAATGTTGCTTATGATATTCCCTAATAGCATCTAGTCTTTCAGGATTAGCTTCATAAAAAGCCTTCCTTTTTGAAACTATTAAGTCCTTATTTTCTGCATAAGTTTTAGCCAATCTGGCCTTTTCTCTAGCAATTACATCAGGCTTGTTTCTATACTCTTTTTTCTGAATACTTATTTTTCCAGCATTCAAAACGTTGTAACCTTTGTGATAATCTGATGATTTCTTCTTAAATTCATCCGTTGATCTTTTTACAGCTTGATTAGCTAATTTAAATAATCGAGCTTGCTCGTTGCTGTTATAACGCTCTTTCTCTTTAGCATTCTCACAAAGTTTACATTTACCTTTCAGGTATGTCTTTCCTTTCCTGTTGTCAAAATAACTATGGTATTCACTGACAGACTTCTCTGTATTACAAGTTTTACATAACTTGGTTGCCGCGCACTCGTGTTGTTTCATAATCTCACCTTTTAGTTAATAATATTAAATCATATTAAATAATATTATATACTACTAAGCTCTTGTTGTCTAGAGCATTTCGATGAGACCGTATACATTAGTCTCTGAACCTTCAATCCGTCACCGGAAAGCTTGGCTGCTGATTGCCCTTTTCAGGGGTTCCAGCAATTCACGCGGTTATTACATTGCTACTTACGCAGCAAGGGGACTAAAATGCCATCTATCCCTTCTAAGTTCTTGTTGCCTTCTCATGACCTGATAGCTTGTTTCTTTCGTTCTTCCGATCACATCGGAAGCATCCGCACGAAATGAGACACGCACCACCTTCTGACTGATCTGGCTATGATTGCCGACACGATTACCAATAACGGTATTATTACCAGAGGCGTCAGAACCATCCACGACAGCATTTGTGACGTCAGGCGTTGCCAGGACATCGAGCGTCCACTCCGTATATTCGTTCTTGTGTGTATCACTTCCAATCATATCAGTAAATGGTAATGGGATTCGACTGATGTCAAAAATCCTGTTCATGACGTCTTCACGTATGAGTCCTTTATATGTGGCCGCTTTAAGATCGGCCGAATCAAGATTCGCTGTGCTCATTTTAATTTACCCCTAATAAATATTTTTGAGCAGCTCTGCCACTGCATCCGTCTCGGCTGCATGTTTTGCGTAACCGCTTGAGGTTTTAGCCTTGCTAGTCAGCTGCTCTAATTTGGTTTTGGTAGCTTTCACCTGTCCAGTAGGTTTCTGAAACTTACCTACAGGCTTAGCCAATTTCTTTTCTGCTATCGTCTTTCCAGCACGATACTTTTGAGCATCCAGAATCAAATCTAAAATACGGGCGTCTTTTACATCAGCAAATTCTTGAGCGGAGAAGCCATAAGTGTCAGATACAAAGTTTTGCATAGTGCTTAATGCAGATTTAAACTTATTGGTATCTTGCCACTCAGGATGTTTCTCTATCGCTTTCTGTACTTGCTCTTGTATATAGGCTTGCGTTCTTTGACCAAACTCTTGTTGATACTTTTCAGTCTCTTGCTGTTTTACAGTATCAGTCGCCGTTTTAATCTTTTGTATTTCATCAACACGAATGTTGTAATCTTGTACCAGTGCTGCATATTCACCAGGATTAGAATAGCGTAAGGTATTCCAATCTACACCTTGATACTCTTTAACTAAAGAGTTTTCAAGATATGTGGTTAATGCCTCAGCATCTTTAATCTTGGTGCCATACTCTTGCAAAGTTTGCATTTTCTGGGATTCAAAATTTTTCTTTTCTTCCGCTAGGGCTTTGCCTTTCTGGTCGATTGCTCTATTCTTCTGGTATCCTGAGATTAACTCAGCAGCAGGAACAACTTCAATCTTGCCAGCAACATTAACTTTAAAGCCAGCAAAGTCACCCTCGTCATCAAGAATAATTTTATCTTCTGGTACACCTAACACCTTAGACCATGTGGCTTCCTCGTCTTCACTGGGGCCAGCATTGTCTTCAATTTCAGGCTCTTCTAGTTCACTTTCGTCAACTAGGTCTTTCTCATAGAATTCACCCTCGTCATCCTCGTTACCATCCTCTGTTGAATCCTCGCTTAGGGGTAAATCCGGCTTAGACTCTTGAGCTTTGGGCTTGGCTGCTTTTGGTTCTTTCTTTTCTTCTGGCGCTTGATCTTCCATCAATAACGCCGATATTTGATCTGTTACACTACCTACCGCCTGTGAGGGTTGGGATTCGGTGGTGACATTAATTTCATTACTCATTTATTAATTACCTTCTAGTTTACCAACCTTGAATCACGACAGGTCGTTCATCAAGTTGGATGGCTTGACCAGCGCTGTAGGTCACTTGGGTTTTACCCCATCGGGTAGCATTACCTGTAACTTTAAAACTGCTGGTAGCATTGATACCTTGTAACCACACCACTTTAAATTTGCTGGTTCCTGTCTGTACCTTGCATTCCCAAACATTATTAGCTGAACTGCATGTCACTGATGTTAGATTATCAAGCAGATGGTTTGCTGCACTGACCGCTGCACTACCCAATTGATTTTTAGTTCCAGGAGTAGAAACCCCCATACTGTCATTGTCCCAAGCGTACCAATATACTCGTGATATGCCTTCGGATACATTAATTAGATAGGTTCTTAATGTTAGTGAATAGATCAAATCTTCTACGGGTATAGTCTTTCTTAATTTAGCATCGTCAAAGAAACTTTGACCAACTTCAGTATTCCATACAGGCAGCTTGCCGACGCCATTCTTTACCATAGTGTCTTTTAAAGACCGCATGGCAGGTATGATGCTTTCTGGCTCAGGGTCAAAATAATAATGTTGACTAACTACATCTATATAATGCGCTCCACCTTGCGAAAGAAAGGCGTCAAACTTACCACCCCAGTCACCTGAGGCAGGATGAATGGAAGGTGATAGCACCAGAGCATTAGGGTCAACTTTCTTAATCTCTTCATAGGCTGTTTGCGTAAGCTCAACCATATCGCTAACATTGCCACTAAAAAACCCATTAGGCGCGCCACCATCACCATTGAATTGTGGGTCATACGGATAGTTTACCTCGTTCCATATTTCATAGGCTTCAATGCTCCCTTTATACTTGGTAGCAATGGTACGTACATAGGTTCTCCAAGTATTTATATCCGCTGGTTCCGCTGCATTACCCGGTGCATAATTCGATTCTTCATCGGGCCTAGCTGACGCCCATCGGGGAGTAAGCCCAAGCGTCAATAACACTTTCAGGTTAGCCGCTTTACTTTTCGTGATATAACCATCAATAACCTTATATTGCCAAGCATTGGAGTTTGGTTCCAGACTGGCCCAATCTACCCCAGAGTCCCACAGTCGAATGGCTTGATAGCCCGTACTTGCTGCGGATGGAATATCCATTGAGTCGTGCACATGGAAGCCAAGTATTAAATTAGTTTTTCCACCTGTTACTGGTGGTGTAGGCGGTGTGGGTGGTGGCGTAGGCGGCACAGGTGGATTAGGTGGTGTAGGTGTTCCACCATGTGTGCCATGCGTACCATGTGAATGATGCTTACTCATTTCATAAACTCCAACTATTAAATATTATGACAATTTCATATCATTTACCCTTACAAATTAATCAAAAATTCATAAGCTTCTTTATTCCATCTGGCATCTTCAAGCGCGTTATGTTCGCCTTTTTTTTGTTCCGGTAACTCAATATTGCCCAATGAATCACATAATTGCTTAATATCGCAAGTGTACATCGGCCAACCCTCTGGTAAATCCATCATCGTGCCGAATAACTGGCATAAGACTACATGGTCATAGTCCGCGTAATACGCC